GTGATCAGATAGGGGTAGTACGTCGAGGAAGGCCGGTGGCTTGACTCAAAATCAAACCCCCACATATGCGTTTCGGGGATTGGGTGCACCCCAACCGCGTTGCCGGCGTCTAAATAACGCCAGGTTGGCTGTGCCGTACCAAGGCCTGTGTAGCTGGCTTGGATGTCCACACAAGGAATAATTTCCTTCGTCGTGCTTTGGCGTAGGCAGTTGCGCCAACCGCCAGACGCAAGTCCAGACACACGCACGCCTCGCTCATCGACCGCAGACTGGGTCAAGATGTGGCGCACAACCCAGCCCGGCAGCACACCAATCTCGATGCGGGGCCCGCTGCTATTCATGCCGCGCTCTTGGCTCAAGCCGAGGCACTGAGCGGCATAGCTGACCGATGGGCTGCTCGTCGGGTTGACGGTGAGGTCATACGCCGGCAGCAGGCGAGACTTGAGCAAATAGGTCTTGTCGTGGGCCACGCGCACAGTGCAATCCGCCGAGGCGCTGCCGCCTCCCTGCACGAAGTCCCACTTCCCATCAACCCCACACGTGTAGAAGTCCGTGTAGTGCGGCATGGTGATCGTGCTCGAAAGCGTTTCACCTGCTTGGGTGCCTTGAAGGCTTCGCAGCGTCGTTGCGCCCGACTTGAGGACAGCAGTGAACTCGCGCTTGGCTGGCGCAGGGCTCGTGACGTCGGTGAATGGCTGCGCCACGCGCCCCAAGTAGCGGATGCCCAGCAGGCCGCCGGATGCGTTCTGAGCCGCCAAGACGTAATGCCAGCAGTAGAGTTGGCCGTGTGCTGATCCAGACTGCTTGAACGGGCCACCGATGCGCCAGACCTTACCGGCAGGTCCATCGCCGATCACAACAATATCGGTGGCCGCAGTGATCGCGTCATTCAGGCTTGCAGTCCAGACGCCGGACAGGTTGGTGACGCCTGTCAGTTCTACTTTCAGGTCAGCAGCAGTCAGGTCAGACAACGTGCGCGATGACGCACTCGGCGCACTGCCGCCGTTTTTCACAGTGATTGCAAGCGAACCGGAACCGGGCACCGTTGCGGGAACTCGCGCAAATGCACCGCAGAACTTCTTGCTTGCATCGGGCCACGACGTGTCAGCGTAGATCGTTGCCGGCACCGGAGTGTCGTCAGCCAGGAAGAACGCCGGGTACTGCCCGGCAGGCACGTCGCCTTGCTTCAGTGGCAAGCCGAACATCGGCGACACAAACCCCGCGCTCTGCTCGGTCGCTGACGTGTTCGCCAGCGTGATCGTCGTCAGCGCAGTTCCGCCAGATGGCGTGGGCAGGCCGCCGTATATGACCGTTCCGGGAGTGCCTGGGTAAGCGACCGTTGCCATTACTGATCCGCTTGGACGACCGGAGTACCGACGATGGTCTTGAACTGGTATTGAGCACCGGCAACCGGGTTGCTCACGATGGGCGCTTCGTTTGGCGTGATAACACCAACAGACACCCACTGAGCGCCGGCAGTGTTTCGACGCTCAAGAGACACCACGCCAGCAGAGCACTGGACGATGAAATCACCCACGCCAGGCGTGAAAGCCGTGTTGACGGCAGAAGCAATGGTTGCCATGTATCAAGCTCCAATGCCGACCGCACGGGCCAGCGTGTCAAGGGTTTGCGCCATCTGGTCAAGGCGCGGGTCGGCGGCCTGTTGGGCCTGAAGCTCCATCTGCTTCATCGCAAGCTGCAATTGCCGGTCTCTCTCGGCCTGCTCGGCTTTGAACTGCTGATCCAACAAGAAGCTCTCGCGCTCCCATGCCATCTCTGCCTGCGTCTTCTGCACACCCATCTGCATTTCGGCCTGTGCCTTCTGCTGGGCGTTTTGCAGCTTGGCCTGCTCAATCTGGACCTTTGGGTCAGGCGGGGCAGGAGGCGGCGGAGGTTGCGTGTCCGGGTCGGTCCAGAACTCGGCAGGGTTTTTGAATCCTGCGTTTTCGACCAAACGGGCTTGCAGGTTGTAGATGTTCTTTGGCGTGACCAAACGACCACCAAGCGGGCTGTTCATAGCCATCGCCTGAGCCTGGGCCATCTGCATCAGGAAGGCGCTTTGCTGGATCGCGTCACCCGTACCAATGCCAACATTGATGCTCATGTCGTACTGATCCCGCCACTCTTGCGGGTCGTACTGCACGAACTTCCCATGCAGGCGGAAGGCGATTTTCTCCATGCCGTAATCGGTAAGGGTCTTGAAGATGCCCCGGAACATCGGAGCCACCATCGCCTCGGCTGCAATGCGGGCCATCAGCTTTTGACGCTTTTGGCTGGCATTCATGATCATGCCGATGCCAGTGGCCGTCTTGTTCAGGCTGTTGCCATCAAGGCCCTGGGAGTAGCGAGTCCAACCGGTGCGGTTCTCTTTCGCGCTGCTGAGTTGTTCCAGCATCGGCATGGCCTCGATGCCTTGCCAGCGCTCTTGATACGGCCTCACCGCGCCTTGAGCCCGCTCACGGATGACACCACCCGGGCGACGGTTCAGTAGGTCGTCGATGTTCGCCAGCGCGTTGCCTTGACCATCGGTGAGGACGACCGTTTCCTGGTTGTTCGCCAGCGCCAGGTTGTCCAACTGCTGACGCCAGATTTCGGTATGGATGCGCTGGAAGTCCTCAACCAAATCAGCGACGGAGATGCCGTTGAACTGGTGGGTCAGGATGTAGGGCGTCCAGGCGGCAATCGGAACGTGAGACACCTCGACGTTCTCAAGCACCTTGTCTCCCAATCGGACGATGCGGCGGCGCTCTGCGATCCCGTCCCCGTCGAAGTCAACCAACACGTACTCATCGCGCAAGTAGCCACGGACGTTCGACTCGTCAATCTCGTTATCGTCGTTCCACCAGCCCCACTTACCACCTCGCATGGTCTCGCGGTACTCGCCGTCAGCGGTGTGGCGCTCATTCTTCGCGGCGCGGACTTCATCAGCCGTGACCTTGTAGCCCATCTGCGTGATTTCGCCCAAGGTCTTCTCGACCACATGGGCTACATAAGGGCACTCGTCCAACAGGATCGAGTTGTGGCGGCGCGAGATTTGCAGCTCATCGGGTGGAAGCGGGATCACCCGCACAAAACCCTTTTCCTCCACGGTCTTGATCTTCACCGTGTAGCGAGTGGGCATCGCGGGCGGCTCAAGACCGGCATCAATGAACATTTGCGCCTGCTGGGCGTACTGCGCCTGGTCTTCCTGCGAAGGCTCGACTTCTTCCTTTTCCACCACCTCTGCATTCGGGTTCGTGGTGAGGAACACAGCAAGCTGCATCTCGTCCACGTTGCGGTAGGTCGTGAACGTGGGAGTGCGCTTCTTCTCCCAAAACCATTTCACCCCACCCGTCTTGAGCAGCAGCGCGTCTTTGAGCGCCGTGTAGAGGATCAGGAAGCCGTTGTTCTGCTTGTAGAACACGTAGTTGCAGGCGTTCGTGGCCTGCTCTGCGCCTTCCTCATCTTCTGGGCCGACTGGTTCAAACACCACAGCCTTTTCGCTGGATGTGAACACCTCGATCAGATCGGGGAGCATTCCCTCCACCGCATCGAAGGTGTCAGACGCGACAACGGACGACCGGCCCTCTTCCTCAGTCCCGTAGGGCTCGCGCATGTACGAGCGCATCGACTTGACGCGATCAGCCGCAATGTCTCCCTCGGTGTGATGAAAGGCTTGCGATGCCTCTTCGTCAAGGAAGCTCAAAAGCTCCGTATCGGTCATTTTTGCCATGTCATGCAACCCTGCGGTTCCTGTAAACAATCGGCTGCTGCGGCCTGTTTGCCGGGAGTTCGTAGGCCACACACATCAGGCCGAATGCATCAGCAGAGTGCGAAGCCCAATCGTGTTCAGGGCCAAGGCCAACACCTCGAACCTCATCCCGCTTTTCGTGATACCAACCCAGCGCATCAAGGCCGGGCTGCGTCGTCTCTTCGTTGAACCACATCGCGGGGAACAGCCGCCGCGCAGCTTCAATGCGCAGATTTGCAGCCCCTTTGCCCTGGTTCGGCACCACCTCGACCACGTATCCCGCCTGCTCAAAAGCTGACCGATACGACACGTCATGCACTCGGTCTTGCGTGTCGCCGTCGTGAGGCAGCCAGATTTGCGCCCTATCCGGCGTGTAGCCCTTGGAGCGCAGCCAGTTCAGGTGCGAGGCAATCGGCTGGCCCTGCACCTCGTAGTGATCTAACAAGCGAATCTCTCGCCCGATGAACTGAGCTGCCCAGAACACGAAGTTGTCAGCCTTCGCACCAGTTCCGCCAATGTCAGCAAACAGGCGGATGGTCATCAGTGGATCGGCTGGCACTTTCCCGATTCGGCTCTCTGCCTTCGCCTGGGTGAGCGATTGTGCGAAGTACGCGCCTGCAATGGCCGTGGCGTACTCACCTTCCCAAACATGCCCGTACTGGTCGGGGCGCTCTTTCAAATCCCTTTGGCGATCACGCTCCAGCTTGGCTGGGAACTTTGGGTTGTCTCGCCAATTGAGTTCGACAACCTTCGTGAGCGGGTCATCGCTGAAACGAAAACGGCCCTCACAAGGGGCCGTCTTTCTCTTGGGGTTCCATGTCACCCATAACTCAGCGTTCCACCCGCTCCCTTCTTCCCGAAGGGTGGGGATCAGCGTCAGCCATGCCTCATCCGTCACCGGCTCCGCCTCATCCACCCAGCACAAGAGCAATCGGCCCTTGGATTTGATGGACGCGATGTTTCGGTCAAGACCAGCGAAGGTAAAACTGATCCGCCCGTCCTTGGACCGGATGAACTTCTCGCCAATCTCGTAGTAAGCCGCGAGGAAAGGTTCTTCCTCAATCGCCCGCTTGCACTCTTCCAACGAAGAGTCCTCAAGTGAGTTCATGAACTGGCGGGCGCACAGGATTACCCCGGACTCACCAGCCATGCCGTGGATGTACCCACGGACTGCGGCCATCTTGGCAAAGCTGCGGGTTTTTCCACTCCCGCGCCCGCCGTATGCGCCTCTTACGTCTGCCCGGCCATCAAAGACCGGGATCAGCTTAGGA